TATTGTAGATGTAGCAAATAAGATAGTATTTGAACAGAACACACCTGAGACAAGAGCAAGATTTGTGGCTCAAGCAACACCGCTGCTAGCAACAATACAAGGCCAGCAAGGGATAGATCAGTTTAAGGTGGTGATGGATGCAAGCAACAATAGTCAAGAGGATATTGAGAATAACATATTAAATGGAAAGATAGTTCTTGTTCCTACACGAGCTGTTGAGTTTATAGCTATAGACTTTATCATAACCAATGCCGGCGTAAGCTTTGATTAGGACATAGATATTCATGATGATGTATTTTGGAGAAAATAAATGGCTGAAGTAACCTATAGAAGTCCCGGTGTCTATACTAGGGAGATAGATCTTACAGGACCAACTACGTCCCTTCCGGCTGGAGTGCCAGCCGGGATTATTGGAACAGCCAATGAGGGCCCAGCTTTTGTTCCCCTGACAATTGGAAGCTATGCTGACTTTGCAAGAGTCTTTGGTGCGACTGATGGGGAGAAATTTGGTCCACTAGCTGTACATCAATTTTTAAAGAATGCGACATCCCTAACTTATGTAAGAGTTTTGGGTATCGGCGATGGAAAGAAGAGAGACGCTTCGTCTGGAAAGGTTACAAACGCAGGATTCGTCGTAGGAGCACGCCAGGTTAAAGATAACGGGTATGTTGGAGACAACCCATACGCGATATCGGGCGGTGCACTCGGGCGAACGTATTTCCTTGGCTGTTACATGTCAGAATCAGCTGGGTCTACAATATTTAGTGAGGCTGGAATTCAGACTAACGCTCAGGCACACCCGATCGTGAGAGGCGTCGTCCTAGCTCCGTCTGGTGTCATATTAAGAATGTCTAGCAGCATGTCAACTTTGGGTGGCAACGGAGCGCCCTCTCAAACTGCTCCTGCAAAGATGACAAATGACGGTGGTGGTCTCGGAGCTTTAGCTGGAGCAATAACAGGATCTGTGAACATAGCTACACAAAGATTCACAATGCTTCTAAACGGTCATAAGAATACTGGTGCTGCTCCAAGCGTAATAACAGCGTCATTCGACATTGAAGACGCTAGCTATTTTTCAAATGTTCTTAACACAGATCCAACAAAGATACAGGAAAAGGGTCACCTGCTATACACTCACTATGACATTCATCCAGCTCTGGCAGTTATAACAGGATCGGGAGTTCTTCTCGCCGACGGATCCGAAACCTGGCGCACTGGGGGCACTAACTTAGAGCCAGTCGGATTCCTAACAACAGGATCTAGAGGCCGTGACGCTGGAACACCAGCTGCTCCAAACTACGAGTCCTTTGAGGAGAGGTTTACCCATCCTAAGTCACCTTATATCATATCGCAGACATTTGGTGGGGCTAAATATGACATAGTGAGAATTCACGCGATTGGAGACGGTGCGTATAGTAATACACATATAAAGATATCAGTTGAGAACATAAAACCGTCAACATCTGACACCTACAAGTACGGATCATTTGATCTAGTAGTTAGAAAATTTGATGACACAGATCTTGAGAAGAAGGTTCTAGAGGCATATAGGGGAGTAAATCTTGATCCAAGTAGCGACAAGTTTATAGCTAGAGCAATTGGAGACATGTACTCATATTTTGACTTTGATCAGGCATCATCATCACAAAAGCTAGTCGTGGCTGGGTCTCATCCTGTTAGATCTAACTACATAAGAGTTGAGCAAAGCTCAACACTAAAGAAGTCCCAGGTTCCCAAGGATGCTCTTCCCTTTGGATTTAGAGGAATTGATCACCTGGTAACATCTGGTAGCGGACCATTAACAGGCGTTTCTGGCTCTGGTGTAGATGATGATGTATTTGCAGCAAATGTCTCAGGAACACTAAAGAGAGCAGTTCAGCCTCCTCTTCCGCTAAGGTTAAATGTCGCTGTAGGTACATCTCCCAATAAACGAGAAGATCCTACGTGGTATTGGGGTGCTAAGTTTATGCACACAGTGAATGTTTCTAATAGAAATATCAATTCTCTTAGAAATGAAACGCTACCGCAGCTAACTAAGTTCTTCCCTAGCTACGGAGGATCAAATAGAGATTTCCTAGTTGGAAACAATCCAGGAGTTGCTGATTCCAGCGGAACAGTGCTAGATTGTGATAAATTTAATAATAATATCTTCTCCTTAGAGAGGCTAACTGTTAGAACTGGATCTGATGAGAAGGCTGATTCCAATGAGTGGGTAAGCGCTTCATATACTAGAAATGGAAACATAACTGCTAATCATACAAACAAGACAAGAGCATTTAAAGCGTCTGATCTCTCTATTCAGGGAAACAGAACGTTTGCTAAGTATACTTTCCCTCTCCAGGGCGGCTTCGATGGATTGAACATATTCGATAAGGATGCACATAAGCTTCTTAATGCATCGGCAAAACGAGAAATGGATGATTCAACGGCGCAAGGAGGAACTGATGGCTCCACAATTTCAGCATATAGAAAGGCTTTGGATATAATGGGGACTAAGTCTGATGTTGACATCAAGCTATTGTCAATTCCAGGAATGCGCCACTCATCTATATCTAACTACGCTGTAGACACTGTTGAAAGCAGATTTGATGCTATGTACGTGATGGATATAGAGGAGCGTGATGAGATGAATTCTGTTATCACGTCATCTGTAGGATCATTTGCCAATGTTGCAAATACTGTTGAGGCGTTTAAGTCAAGAGCTCTTGACACATCTTTCGCAGCTTCATATTTTCCAGATGTCATCATGACAGATCCGACAACGTTTACAAACGTACAGTGCCCACCCTCAGTTGCAGTTATGGGAGCTATGGCATTAAACGATGCTGTTGGATATCCATGGTTCGCTCCCGCTGGATTCACGCGTGGCGCGCTAAATGACGTTCTCTTTGCAGACGTTCCGCTTAACAAAGCTAACATGGATGATATCTATGATGCAGATATCAACCCGCTTACGTCGTTTCCAAATACAGGAGTAATGGTATTTGGACAAAAGACACTTCTTGCTGCTGCTTCTGCTCTTGATAGGGTGAACGTTAGAAGGCTTCTCATCGATATAAGAAGAAAGGTTAGAAACGTTGCAAATCTCATGCTATTCGAACCCAATAGGCAGGAGACACTGGATAAATTCAGTGCACTTGTACAGCCCATTCTTCAAAGCGTTCAAGAGAAGAGCGGTGTAGATAGATTTAAGGTCGTCATAGACGCGACAACCACAACGCAGGCAGATATTGAGAATAACACACTTCGTGGAAAGATCTTCTTGCAACCCACTAGAACAGCAGAGTTTGTTGCTCTAGACTTCGTTTTAACAAATGCTGGAGATGCATTTGAGAATGCATAAAAAATATTGTAACACAATACTTATAGCTGAATAGTTATCTTTAGGAGAAAAATAAATGGCTGAAACACTTTCCGTCACCGACATGCTTCCCAATAAGTTCGAACCGAAAAGACAATTTCGGTGGATCTTTGCAATAGAGGGAATTGACGCATTCCTAATGAAGACGACAAACAGGCCACAAATGACATTTCAGGTATCAACCTTAAATTTCATTAATGCTAAGAGATATCTTGCTGGGAGAATGGAGTTTTCCACTCTTGGACTCACTCTTTACGATCCCATAGCGCCATCTGGAGCGCAGCAGGTTATGGAGTGGATCAGGACAGCGTACGAGTCAGTATCTGGTAGAGCTGGATATGCTGATTTCTACAAGAGAGATATTCAATGTAAGCTTCTTGATCCAATTGGAACAGTTGTCGAGCTTTGGGATATAAAAGGCGCATTCATAACAGATGCAAATTTTAATGCGCTAGATTATGGAAATGAAGAGACACCAGTTGAGATAGCGCTAACACTGCGCTATGATAACGCTGTTCTCCAGTTCTAATCTATTGTAGACATTAATATACTGATTGAAAAGACCCAACTGAGCCGGGTCTTTTTTTATTTTACTTCTTTGTCAATTTGTATAATGATTATATGAATAGAAATTAGGGAGACAGAGTGTCTAGTAATGTTCCAACACAAAATGTTATGCAAGAGACATTTAACTGGGAGGTTCCAGTTGAAACGGTCCCAATACCGTCAGAAGGAAAGGTTTATCCTCAAAATAGTGCTTTATACGGAAAGCACATGCTTGAGATAAAGGCAATGACTGCTCAAGAGGAGGACATACTTGCCTCACGAGCTCTTATTCAGCAGGGAACCGTTATAACTCACCTCATCCAGTCTTGTCTTATTGATAAGTCAGTCAATGTTAGAGATATGCTTCTTGGAGATAGAAATGCGCTTATGATCTCTGTGAGAATTACAGGGTATGGAAGCAGTTATTCTGCAGAGTCTACATGTCCAGACTGCGATGAGAGAAGCGTACAGGACTATAATCTTACTGAGCTAGAGATAAAGAGGCTGAGTATTAATCCATGCAGGCCTGGAGAGAATCTTTTTTCATTCACGCTGCCAGTGACAAAAAAGAAGATTGAATTTAAGTTTCTAACAGGCGCTGATGAGGAAGAACGGTCACTCGTCATGGAAAGAAAGAAAAAGATGATGCCGCACATGAAGGTTGAAGGGGCTGTTACAGCAAAACTTGAGCAACTAGTAGTGTCTGTTGACGGAGTCACAGAAAGAAATAAGGTCAATAGCTTTGTTAGGAACATGCCAGCGAGAGATTCTCGTTCACTCAGAACGCACATCCAGAAAAGTGAGCCTGGAATCGATATGTCGGTGTGGATGAAATGTCCTCACTGTTCTGAGTCATCACAGGTATCACTCCCGATCGGAGGCAATTTTTTTTGGCCTGATGAGTAGCTGGAGAGAAGAGTTTCTTGAAGAGGCTTTTTTACTACAATATCATCTTAATATGAGCTATGCTGACGTTAGAAGTCTTCCTATAACATATAGGCGGTGGTTTCTAGATAGGCTTGCGAAAGAATTTAATAATGAAGCTGAGTCTAGAAAAAAGGCGCGAAATGAGAGCTCTAGCAGGTCATCTGTGACGCAAGATCTTCCAATGGGAGAAGTTATGGAGAATTTAGCTTCATCTAGAGAAAAGAAGTTCTAGGCTAGATTCACCTGCATAATATGTATATGCATACAGGTAGCATTTCATGCCAGAAGATCTTAAATCTCAGTTAGATTTTGTAAAAGCGATAAATACCCAGATAAGCTCTATTAATACTAGGCTTGCAGACCAGCTAAGGATGCAGGAGCTTATAAATCTATCTGTAAAAGGACAGCTAGACAAGGCTAAAGATGCTGGAAATCTCACAGAGGCTGCAATGAAGCAGGCAGGTGTAGGCGCAACAAGTGCCTCTGCAGCTGTCAATCTAACAACGGGAGCACTAGATAAGAATGCTGTAGCAGCTACATCAGCTGGTGCTGCTGGAACAAGTGCATTTAGTGCTATGACAAATGCAGCTGACAAAACTATGGCTGCGATGGATGCAAATGCTAGGCTAATAGACGGAATGATATCAAAGCCTCTTTTTAATGAGCTAAAGCAAGTTCAAAAAGCGTATGGTGGGCTAACTGGCTCCGGAGGAATATTTCAATCTACGAATAAATTAGCTGGGCAGATCGTTGACACAACGATGGATCTTTATGGATCAATGACAGACATGGGAGGAAAGTGGACTGAAATCTTCGGCAGAGATCCGAGGATGACCATTGGAGAGACAACTGAGGTTCTTGAGAAATTCAATGATCTTGTCACAGGTGACATGGGGCTTGTATACGGCCTAAGAGTCGCTAAAGATATGACTGCTGACGATGTCATAGCAATGCAAGGGTATGCCAAAGCTGCTGGCATTAGCATGGAAGATGCTAAAAATATGGTTGCGAGACAGATCAGCCAGACTGGAAAAGCAGGTGTAGATGTTCTTGCAGAGGTCGCAGTCTTCTCCAAGAGGCTAGAAGGAGCCACAGGCGACTCAGCAAAGATGATATCAAAGCACATGGTTAAGATCATAGATGACACTGATAGATTTGCTAATGTGACGAGAAGTCAGGCGGGAATGATATCAGTCCAGTTACGACAATTGGGATTGAGTTATCAGGATCTTGGCGGGGCAGTTGATAAGTTCATGAACTTTGAGACAGCTGCAGACAGTGTCTCAAAGCTCACAACAGTTTTTGGTGTCCAGATGGACGCCATGGACATGATGATGGCTGCGCAAGAGGGAGAAGAGACTCTCATGCTTAAGATGAGAGAGTCGTTCCTAGCCTCAGGTAAATCAATTGATGATATGACAAAGGCTGAGAAGAGACTGATTAAGGAGCAGCTTGGTCTTTCAAAGGTTGAGTCAGTTGAGAATCTTCTAGATCCATCGAGAGTGATAACCTCTATGGAGGATCTCGCAGACATAACCGGAGAGGGCACAGGCACCATGGAGGAGAATTTTGAACTCCTGAAGGAGGACATCCATGACCTCCAAAGCGCCACAGACTATGTCGCTCCAAAGATGGCTGCACGTATGAAGGAGAGCTTCTTCGCTCCTACGCAGAAGACGATGATAACCTTCAATGAGAATATGGGAGAGATGGGCAATACGATTCAGAAGGCCATACCCAAAGACGCAGCAGCTTCTATGAAATACTTCGGAAAGAGTATAGCTGATATAGCAGGATTTGATGAGTCAAAGCTAACCATGCTCAAGGACAATCTTGGCCAGATCGCTGGGTTTCTATCAACGATGGGCAAAGATCTAAAAGGGACAGATCTAGGAAAGGAGCTCCACGGCCTATTAGGAAAAAGTGAGATTGGAAAAGCAGCAATGGGAATTCCTGCTGGATTCAAGCCTGCAATGGACTCGATGGTTAAAGACTTTGAGAGCGCTATTGATGAGCTAGTAGAGGTGATTAAGAAGTCAAAGTTGTATTCCAACTCACCCTCTGAAGTGGGTCTCAGTGTGGCTAAGGGAATGTCTGAGCCATGGGAGATGGCATTTGATAACATGACTGCCAAGACCATCCGATTCCAGGGTCACACAGAGGCGACAGTACAAAGCATAAGAAATGAGGTTGCAGGAAATGTAAAGTATCAAGAGCAGATACAGTCGGACTATTACAACAAGCTACAGAAGCTCCAGAAGAAGAGAGAGAAGGATGTAAAAAAGGCACAAAAAGCAGTTGACAAGGCGAAGAAAAAGTCGCTCCAGGATGGTGCGACACAGGCTGAGGCAGCTGCTTTAAAAGAGGCGATACGACAAAAAAACACCGCGGATAACAAGGCGAAGCTGGCAGCTGTAGCTATCTCGGATTTCAATAGGCTCAAGAATGGAGAGGTAACTACACAAGTGCAGGTAGTTGAAGAGGGAGCAAAGCAGGAGATTGAGCTCAAGGACATGGTTAAGGACAAGGCCCTCCAAGCAATTAAGGACGAGGAAAAGGCAGAGCTAGCTAAGAAGGACAAACTACTTGCTTGGCAGAAGGAACAAGCAGATGCGAAAACGGATCTCTCCAAGGCTGACATTCAGAAGAGAAAGACGATGCTCGCCGGTGAGCTTAAGGATAGAAAGAGCTTCTATGGAGCTGCTGCCAAGGCGCTGGGCAAGGAAGGCCAGACGTATAGTCAGCTGACAGCACAACAGAAGATGGAGTACGCTAAGCGACTCAACCTCGGAGCCAACTATGAGCAGGAGCTGAAGCAGATAATGTCTAGCAAGACATTCAAAGAGGGGATGGGAGCTAAGAAGAAGGAGACATCAGCTAAGAACATACTTGAAAAACTCAAAGGCAAGGATATGGATGATATCAGCCCAGAGGTTATAAAGAAGCTTCAAAAAGAGTATGGAATAGATGAGAAGGGATTGTCGTCATTCTTGAAGGGCAAGACCTCTGCAGAAGATTTGGCGTCAGCTGGAACGGGTGCGCAGCTCAAAGAGATAGAGACTAAGGAGAAAGAAAAAACTGAAGCAAAAGAAGATAAAGGCGGATCTTCTTCAAGAGCGACTGCGCAGGCAAGCAGAGAACAGGTAGCCCAGCTTCAGCATAATGCAGAGGTAATGACAATGAACGGTGAAGCCATACTAGAGGTACAGTCTGCAATTGATAAACTTCACACAATGCTAGAGGGTAAAAATTACAAGCCTGCCGTTGTCGTATCTGTTGACGGAAAGGCGATAGCTAGAGCTGTTGCAGAGAATAATAACACGGTCGCTGGGACCATAAAGGTGGACTAACATGAGTCTAACAGACGACATACTAGACGGAGATCTCTTCAAACACTACGCAGACCAGCTAGACGACGATGCGAGAAGGCATCTCGAAGAGAGTGTTAGGCAGATGCTCTCTACGGCAGACTCTCTGCACACAGAGTTGAAATCATCTCTAGCTGATCAAAAAGGAAAGCTAGAGATGTCTGAAATACTTGAATACTTAATATCTGAAGACGGACAGAAGACGTGGCAACAAGACAAAAGCTAAAGAACTTCCTAAGTGACAGATATTCCACGTCTATCGATCGTGTGGGCATCACAATTGATCCAACTGACATGGGGCCCACCGACTCGTTCAATGAGGGGGATGATCTAGGCGTTGATCCAGCTACTGGAGATGATCTTGTTGGCCTCCAGAATCCACAAACTGAAGGAGGTCTCATAGGAGATTTTCTTAAATACATTACAGATCTATCTGATAACGCCTATAGACTTAAGGGCGGAAACACCATGGCTGTAAGTCTCAATAGCAGGCTTGGAAATGAAGGTATAGGTGTTCCGCTTGAGGCATCTGATCAGCAAGGGGCTGAGGATGTGTTTGTCGCAGGCAGCGAGTCTGAGAGAAACACTCTTGGCTCTGTTATGGCACAGTATTCAAATGGATATTTTTCGCCAGAGACATTACAGACGATAATAAGCAAGGATAACACAAACCCAGAGCTGGGTGGGAAACATGCGCAAGAGATGCTTTCAGAGATAGAGGGTACAGATCTTAGTGAATTTGGTAAGACGTTTACAGGAGATATACCCGGAGATGATCCAGGCGATGTCATCAAAAAGGCTGCTCAGCAGGTGTTATTTGAGAGGAGCAGATTTAACCCTAGCTATGTTGAGGATGATAGAAAGGCATTCGTCCCTCAGTGGGATGCAACAACAGCAGATTTCGAGGCAGGTGTAGATGACATGGGAACATCCACCGCACAGGCACAATATGGTAGCTATAATAAAAATTCCGTTAGGATAATTCTTGATGATCTTAAAAATGTTGGCGCTTCTTTACTTTTAAAATCTGCAAATTGGGATAGAGGTGGTGCGTCTGATCCTGATAATTTTGACTATAATGCAGCTGTTGACAGCAATCTTTATGCAGACGGTGACTTTGTTGGAGGCACAACTAATGCAACAAAGATCGATCCATCAGAATTAAGAGCTGGTAATGCAGCAGGCGCTCCTCACGCTCTTATTGGACCTCTTCCTGTTGACGAGATTGGATCTTTTAGGACCAATCTTTTAAATCTCGACACAACAGAGTCATCCAAGTCATTTGGATCCATGACAACAGACGGTGTCATGTTTAATAATGAGACAAACAAGATAATACTCATAGCTCAAGCTTCAGCTGCAGTTTCTGCTATGATCAACATAGCGAAGGACACATGGGATCTTATTGGTGATGGTGTCAATGCTATGGTGAGACTTGAGAGAGGTCCGTATTTTAAGGGACAGCCAACAGCTATACCAAGACAGGCAAACTTTGCTATGCTTAGAAACACAGCTCTAGTTCCAACGAGAAATCCATATAAGGACTGCGTTGATGAGGGGTTTAAGGTGCTATTCGATTCATGGATAGGCGAAGCCCCTTTTGTCGATGCGGATAGGGTTGGAAAGCATCAGCAGATTGCAGAGGCACCTGGGTTTTGGTTTGGCGTTGCAAGAAAGATATTGAGAGGATTTGTTGGGTTGAGCAGTGGTGGCGACAAGCTTGTGGAAAGTTTTACATCAACTAGCAACATAAAGGGTGGAATATCCTCAATGCTTCACCAGCTTCAAAATAATGATATAATTCGAATCATGAATGTCGCTGCAATGATAGGTGACGTATCTATTACAACAAATGGAAAGATAGGATCGACGTCTACTCAATCTACTCCTGTTGGCCCTTGGAACGTAGATAGATTACCAGACGGCCCTGCAACACGAGTATCAAAGAGTAGAACACAAAAGGGAATGACTTCTAGCGCTCTTGCGTGGAGAGGAAACTCTGTTCCAGCTTTATATATGATTCCTAGAAATGTGATGCTTGCGTCAATTCAGATGGGAACGCTAGGCCATGGAACAAATCCTCTAAAGGGAATGTTGGGATCTACACTTGCAAAGAGTACATATATAGATGTCTCTGCGGAAGGTGCATCAGCTAGGATTCCTGGAGACATAGTTGAGAGATTTGAAAATCTACTTGACGCAGAGTATGTCCCATTCTATTTTCATGATCTTAGGACAAATGAGATTATAACGTTTCACGCGTTTCTTGATGATTTGAGTGATAGCTACCAAGCAGATTATTCTTCAGTTAGCGGATATGGTCGTGTCGATGCTGTTCAAATCTATAGGACAACATCAAGAAAGATTAGGTTTGCATTTCACGTCGCAGCTACATCTAAAGAGGATTTCAATGAGATGTGGTGGAAGATAAATAAGTTGACCACCCTCGTATATCCGCAGTGGACAGAAGGGACAAAGATCTCTACAAATGAAGGAAAGTCAACTTTTATTCAGCCCTTTAGCCAGGTCTTGGGTTCATCACCTGTGATAAGGCTAAGGATAGGTGACGTCATAAAGTCTAACTACTCTGGATTTAATTTAGCTCGCATATTTGGAATAGGAAATTCAAATATATTCCCGACAATAGATGAATATGCCTTTATGGAGATAGGCAAGACAACTCTCACTATGATTCAATTTGAGGTCGTTTTTGCTCTGTTGTATGGATCACCTATGGCTACCCTTCTTGGTGGAGCAGATAGGGCCATTAGAGCTGTCGGAGCGCAGCTTTTAAAAAACGGGTTTGCAAATCCCCTTGGACTTCTCATTCTTATGAGAGAGTTACAAGATCCTGACTCTGATATCAATCCTACTCCAGGAAGCATCACCGCAGCCGGCGCGCTAGGATCAGTTTTTGGAGGAGAGGGAACTGGTAATATGAGAGGATACACTGTTCTGTCATTCCCATATCTTAAAGCAAGTATAAATGATGGATATGTCATGGAGGCAGATGCTGGCATAGACAAGAACACAGGAATGCAGGGAATTGGAACAACTCGGTGGAGAATCACTCATCCCATTAGAGTGATGGTTCTAAGCAGAGAGCAAGTGATTCTTAGTGAAACGCAAACTCGAGGTCTCCATTCATCAAATGTATTCAAGGGAAATAAAGATTCCGGCGTGCCAGTTCAAAAGACGCTATACAAGGTGATGGTGATGGATTTCAATGCTCCTGCAAAGCTCTTTGGTAGAAAGTTTGTAGTATCTCACTCAGATTTAATGCCTAACC